TGCACCTGCTGAGAATAGATGCTTATAGAATAATGGTGGTGCAACAAACCATCTGTTTTCTTCTGGAACAGATTGATCGTCTAATGCACTTGCCATTACAAGCATAGTATTTACAGCAGTATCTCCCGGAGTAGTTGCACCACCAATATCAAGAGCAGAACCTAATGTTCCGATACCTGAAATTTGTTTTGTGGTAGCACCTGACTCGCCAGTTAGACCTGCGTTAGTTGCCATTAGATCTAAAACATTCGCATCATACTTTCTCTTGAGAGAGTATGCACCAGATGATGTTGCCAATGCTTCAAAGTTAACGTGTGACTGACGCTCTTCAATGTCGTCAATCTTAAACGCAAATGCGTTTGCTTGGTCAACAACCATAGTAATTTGGTCGTCTGCCAAGTCTTGAGTGTTAACCACAGCACCTCTTGTGTAAGCAGATACTGTAATTGTCGGTTCTTTGATAATATTAACCGTATCCCCAAAGTTCTCGATTTCACCAGCATAGTCTGTGTTAGTAATATCTTCCACAACCGATGCTCTGCGAAAAAACTTGAGAACTTTTTGACTGAAGATAGACGGTGTAAAATTACCACTAGGCAGGTTACCGTGACCTGCAGCTGAATCAAAAGCCATAAGACTTCTCCTTCTTCTTAGTTAAAAGTTACAATTTATGACGAAAGATCTATTCTACCTTCGGAACGTGCCTTGTCGATTTCTTTTTCAAATTTTTCAAATTCCCAAGACTTCATTCTTTCGATTTCCGATGCCTTCCAAATTTTATCCGAACCACCCTTCGTATTTACATCTCTGGATGTTGGAGTCGTAACAGATGATGCTGCATCACTGTTTTTATTTACCCTTGCAGGTTTTGATCCAGTGTCTGCTTTATATAGATCAACTACCCTAGATGCCCATCGAGCATCTGTATTGTTGTTATATATGCCATCTGAAATTGATTCTGGTTGTTGTCCTAACCACTCTAAAAACTTATCATCTGTTTTTAAAGTTTCAAAATTAGGTTGAAGTCTTAACAATTCTTCATAAGCTTTTTGTTTCTGAAGATTTTTTTCGTTACCTTTTAAAGTTTCTATCTCTTCTTTTAAAGATGCGATTTTATCTTCTGCTTTAGCTGTTGATAATTGTTCAACTGCATTATATACGTCTGGATACTTACTACGAAATACTTCCATGTTTCCAGTTTCTTCAATAGTTTGTTTCTTAGACTCTACCTTCTGTGTAGCTTCTTTAAATTCTGCTACCTTTTGGTCATAATGTCGTTTTAAGTCGTCATACCTTTTTTTGTAATCAACTTCTGCTGTTTTCTTTTGAGCAAAACTATCACTTGATTGTTCTTGGGTAGCTGTTGTTTCTTCTGATTCAACAGGGCCAGTATCTTCTGTAGCTTTTACTTCATCATCATCATCTTTGTCAACCTCTTCACGATATTTATTCTTGTAAAGATTGTCATTGTTAATAGTTCCAAAGGAATCATTTGGTTTGTTGGCTCGATGACCTTTCTGCTTTTTTGCCATATTTTTCTCCTTAGTTTTAGCAGTGCCACATGGCTTATGGGTGGCTGCTCGGTTGCTAGGGGGTGCGTTATTGCAAGTAGCCTAGCGTAAACTCTATACAAATCCCTTATCTGCGTCTAACTGCACTTCAAGTTGTTGGACAGGAGGGATATTTCCTACATCTTCAGGGGGCATTTGAGGTTCTACTGGCTCTTCCTGCATAGCCATATCATTTTGTAGCATCATTTGATTTTCTGCTATTCTATTGTCAACCTCAGGTTTACCCTGATCGTTAATTCTTTCTAGTGTTTCCATACCACCTTCTATGAAAGGTATAAGTTCTCTAGGCACAATAAATTCACCTTCTGATACAAGAACATCTACCATTTGATCTGAATCAATATCGACAGGGATGTCAACAATACTCACCCCTTCTTCAGAAGCTTTTTGTAAAGCATCTGATACCAATCCCACGATGGTATCTACACCAATTAATTCTACTGCAGCAGCGTTAATTACAAAGTCACCCTCTTCAACAGTCATAGGTTCTGTATCTGCAACTGTCTGTGCTTCTGTAACTTGATCAGGGGTTTTACCATTTACAAAACCTATTTCCTGCATGTTTATTTCGCCACCTTCTTGATAACCATAGTATCCTGATTGCACTGCTCCACCTTGATTATATCCTAAACGAGCAGTTCGCAACATATTAGCTAAATTTCCTATAGATCCACCTGTGTTAAATCCATACTCACCAGTAAATCCTCGTGCTTTAGTTTTTTCTCTTTCAACTTTATATTCTTCTCTAGCTTTTGCTCTGTTTTTTTCAGCTTCTTCTCTTCGTGCATCCTGTTCTCTAATGTCTTCTTGAGTTACAGTAGCTGGTCTAGGTTCAAATCTACTTCTATTAACATCTGTTATTGTAGCCGTAGTGTTATTTGGAAAAGTAATTTTACTTTTAAATGTTGATGCTGGCACAGGTTCAGTAGGCATAGGTCCAGTTATACCCTGACCTGCAACATCACTTACTGGAAGTGAGGTTACTGCAGATAAAGTTCTAAGATTAACTTTATTTCCTAAAGCATCTGTAGTTTGTTCTTCTTCCCACTTATATATTTGACTATTATCTTGACTGACAGCTATTGAGTTAACTGATTTTTTAGGTAATAAATATTTTGACATTTCGGCAGTAAATCCTTTAGAACCTTTTTTTCTAGCCGCGGCCATTGCCGCTACCATATCTGCTTCTGTAAACGCTCCATATTTACCTGTTGCTCTTAATTGATCAGCCAATACTCTTGATAAGTTACCACCATATAATTTACTTTTTGTGTGTCCTAAGTCTGCTCCACTTACATAAGTGTAATAACCGTCTTCTGTTATTGCTCCCATATTATTACTAAGTCTTGCATCTGATGCTCCACGATTATCAGAGTTGTCTGCACCACTACCTATCTGGTATCCTGATAGTCCACCACCACCTCTAGGATCTAATCCTTTTGACAAAGCTTCCATTGATTTTAACATGTTATGTGCAGTAGCAGAATCTGAATGTAAATGACCAAAGTGTCCATCATATCTACCTACATTTGGACTACGTGAAAAGTGCATGCCTCCTATAACTGCAGCAAATCCCATATCAGTACCTGCAGTTTTAAAATATTCTGTAGCAGAACCTACAGAACCAGTGCTTAATTGTTTTTTTAATTCAGTGTAAGCGTCTTTTGTAGCTGAAAAATTTTGCATATGTCTATCCAAAGCTACTTCACTAATTTTTCCTGCAGAAAATACACTAGCACCAGTAGGACCTTCAAGTCTTTCTCCAAAACCATAATCACCACTGGCAGCAAAACCCATTAAGGATGATGGTCCTGCTAACAATACTTTTTCTGCTGACATAGGTCCAGTTTTATCTAAATTTAAAGATTTTGTCATATCATTTATTGTGTTATATTTTATATCGCTAGAACTAAATGATGTGCCACTTAAAATATTGAAATGATTTTTATTCTTTTCTTGCGAGTCTGGATCATTTATTTTATTAATGTTAACATCTATATATGGTTTATCTACAGTGGTGCTAATACCTGTAACTTCTCCAAGATCAGGTAAAGGATCAACTGGAGTTGTAATAGTAGGATCTACAATATTGAATGGTTGATAGAAATCTATAAAACCTTGTTGATATTCATCTTTAGTTATTTCTTTAGGTTCAGCCATTTTTTACTACTTCCTTATGATTATGTTTCAACTTCAGGAGCGTTTCCAGTAAAGCCAGCTTCCCCTGCAGTTGGCGTAGTTCCGACTCCGATTGGGCTACCATCATTCCCCCCACCACTAACTCCTTCAGTTCTGTTAGGTACGCTTCCAGTGTTTCCCACATTTGGGGGTTGTTGACCAGTGGGGCTATTGTTTTCGCTTGTTGCTTGTTGAGCATTGGCTAGTCCTTGTAACATTTGTGCATATATTTGTGCTTCGTTTACGTCATTGACCATCTTATCAGGATCAATGTCTTGTGATATTGCTAACTCTTTTATAAGGTTAGGCAACTTAATAAATGGTGCTAACATAGGATTAGCTACAGTTTGCAACAACGCTGTTAGACGCTGTGACCGTATTTCTTTTTGCATTACTCCTGTAGAACCACTTGGTTTTATTTCTAAGTCACCAACTATTTCAGGCGACTTTTCATTGAACTGCATATTCCATTGAAAATATGCTTCTCCGATAGGTTTTAATAAATAGTCATCTATATTTTTTATAACTGTTTTTACAGATAATGACGCACCACCTAATAACATAGACAATCCAGCAGCTGTTCTACCTGTGCCTGATACACCAGTTTGTCCATGCATGATTGATGGTAGTCCAGTTTCTTCATCTGCAAGCTGACGACTTATCTGGTACATCTGTAGGTTTTCACCTGCTGTGTTTGGAAACTTCAATCCGTTGATAGCTGTTCCTGTCACACCAGATTGTCTTCTAAATATTTTACCCGGAAAAATGTCCATGTTTTGTCCCGGAACTAAACTTGCTTCATCTACATCAAATACAAGATTACCTGCTAATGCTAAGTTATCAATAGCCATTCTAACATGACCATTCATCAACATTTGTGCATCTTCCATATTTTCTGCTACACCAATACCCCATAGTTGATAAGGATTTACTTCATAAGGAAAAGCACAGTATGGTATTCTAGATGGTGTAAAGGGATTTAGTACACATCTTAATATGTTTTGACCACATACCCATGCGTTTATCTGCACTTGATCCATGTCTGATAGATCACCAACTTCTAAACCTACCTCTTTAGCCATTTTAGCATCAAGAACACCCCAGTATTCTAATACTTCAAAACGTTTACCTTCGTAATCTGTTTGATTATCTTCATCACGAATAGTATCTTCATAGTATTTATCTGTATAGTTAGGTCCTTTGATTAAAGCTTCTTCTATAGCTGTTGCATTGAAATAAGGTTTATTTATTAATGCTCGTAGTTGTTGTCTAGTCATTCTATGACGTTCAATAACATACTCACAGTCTTGCATATTGGTTGCCGCAGGATCTGGATGAAAATCCCATATTGATACATGTTCTAATCTTGGAACAATCTTTTCATATGGATCATATCCCCTATTTCCCTCTTCATCTGTACCCCATCTGTGAACACGTTTATTATGATTAAAAGGACCTTTTATAATTCCTGTTCCCAACATGGCTGATTCAAATATAGCATTTCTAAATACAGTTACGGCATTTGTATCCAATAGTTGATCATGTATAACTTTTTCCATTCTTAGTGCTGATTTTTGAGCAGGACTAACCTGTGGTTCACCAGCTTTTGACGGACCTTCTTGCAATGGTAAATTAGCATATGCACCTAGTTCCGTTGGATCACTAGCACCTGCTGGTATATCCCTGCCATCTCCTGCAAATCCATAAGGATCAGGAACAATCTGATCTATAGGAGTTTGCATGTGAGCAAATTCAGCAATACCCTCAGGAACAGGTGTAGACTCAACATTTATAGGAAACTTTTTATTGCTAAATAGTATATCTATAAGTTGTCCATAAGCAGCTAAAACTTTAGTTTTGGTAATCTTAATAAATACTTGAGATTTTTCTGAATCTCTGTACTGTGTTGTATTATCGTAGATTCCTCTAAAGTTTTTAAATGCTTGTAACCATTTCTGTTCGTGAGAATACCTGCCATCCTCTGAACTTTTAAACAAGCCATATACATGACCTGCAAGTCCCGGCATTTGCTCTTCAGGCGTAGCTACAGATACAGGTGTATCGTCAGCAGGTTCTAAAAAGTTATCATCCATGAAAGTTTAGTAGTCTCGTTGTTCAGCCATTGAAAATACTGAATTATCAACAGTAGTTTTTGTCTGCTTCTTTGGAGCATCTTGAGTTAGAACATCTGTTGATGCTCTAGTATCAAATTCTAAAGACTCTCTGTTTAATACATTTGAACCCATAGGATCATCAACTGATGTCTTATCACTGTTCATAATGTATGAAGCACCAAAATTATAATTACCTCCCGGCATAATTTTCTCCTTATATTTAAAAGTTACCTGTCATTTCTTTTTGAGTTTCAGGGTTAATGACAGTAATCCCTGTTGGTTTACCATCTAAAAAAGATTTCTTTTCATTAGACAGTTGTTTTTTTAGACTATCATATTGTGTGCCTTGTAAAACTTTATCAGGATCACTCACATCTGAATAATCTAAACTTTGTGCAAACCTAATTTTTTCTTTTTCTTCATCTGATAAAAATGTAGATGGTGGCATTTCACTCATTTGGTATTTTTCTTTAGTCAATGGGTCTATTTTATATCCTCCCATTTGGTTAACTCCCAGAACAGTTGATGCAAATGTTGCAGCTCCTGTTGCAGGGTTAGCTGCTAATCCTAGTTTAAGAAAAAATTTTTCAAATGCAACATCTTTTGCAATATCTGCTATTGCTTGCTTTGGTGTTGCAATTAAACCTGCAAGAGTTAATCCACCAAAAGTAAAACCAATACCTGTATTTAAATTATCTTTTGCTGACTGTCCAACTTTTTTAGCTACATCAACGGCTTTATCAACTTTCTTTTTAAGTAGATAATGAAACTTTGGTTTTTTATCTACTTCTCCTACCTTATATTGTTCTGTTGATTCAGTGCTTCCAATCCCAATTTCAGAAGCATCTTCTGTTCCTACCTGTATATTTCCTGCAGGTACATCTGCTGTATTAACAATCGTTTTAACATTTGTATCTTGTTTAGAATCTATTATAGGATACTTTCCACCAGTTTCAGCCACGTTTATAAGATCTGTGTTCCAATCTAATCTAAAACCCTCTGGAATCTGTTCACCTGCTGCTATGAGAGGTAAAAACATATCCCAAAGATATTTATTTTTTTGTATGGCAGCGTTTGCTTGTTGTGCAGAATAAAATCCAGCTTCAGGACTTATATAACCTTTTTGTTCTCCTCCTCCAGCACTTAAATCTCTTCCTACATCTCTTCCTGCATCTTCGTGAGATAATCCTGCTTGAAAAGCTAATGTTGCATTAAAATTTCTCCAAAAATAAGCTATTGGAACTGTATCTAAAACAATAGGATCTGCACGAATAATTCTTTTAACATTGCCATCCTCATCAAATTCTACTTCAGGTTCGTAATCTGTTAGTATTCCCGGAACTTTAATTAATTTAGTTACCCTAGTCATATCTGACGTTGTTACAGGTTTACCATCATCTTTTACAAATATTGGTAGCTTACCTCCTAAAAGTTCTCTTGCTTGATTATCGCCCATAGCCTGTTGCAGAATAGCATAATCCATAGGACCTAAAGGAAGATTCATTACAACCGATCTATCTATGTTACTCATCTTTTCATTAAAAGTAACTAAACCTGAAGTTACACTTCCTTCTAATCTTGGTTTAAGTGACTCTTGTGTTAGATTTGCAACTTCTCCCGGTCTAAGTCCTTTTGCTATTTGAAACATCAATGCCCTTACAACTGGTTTATCCTTAGGGTTATCAGCAGCGTGTTGAGCAAGTTTTAACAAGTATTTTGGAAGAAATCTTGTATTAAATGTATATCTGTATGATTTAGGTTTAGGTTTTGAAGGGTTAAAAACAATGCCTGTTAACGACAAGTCTAAAGGTTGATTACTTACCTTATACCAATGTTTTTCAACGTTAGCTTCTAATGCAGAAACTAAAGAGTATATTTTTCTTCGTGCAGTAATTGCTAACTTATCTTTTGTTTTTGGATTCTTCTTTGCGTTATCTATCATTTTTAAAGTTGCTTGATAGAGAGGATTATTATCCATATCTGACCCAAACTCTAAAAGTTCTGTTAGTGTTTTATTTAGAAATGGTTTAAAGTATTCGTTATTACGTAGAGTTGCACCCCAAGCTGCAGGTTTTTTTGGATCGTTGAGTTTTCCGTACATCATTAAAAACTCTTCCAAAGTTGTTACACTAGGGTTAAATTTTGCGTCTTCTATTAATTTAAATTTTGCTGCCATTAATAACCAAACGTTTTATCTTGAGGTTGGTAAGTTTGTTGTTTAATATTTTGCAAACTCTTATGTATAGACACATGACCACTCATTCTGCACATTGCCATATAGCGTAATGCATCATATGCGTGGTCTTCAGCTTTTGTATCTACGTCTTCTGAATTAGTCTTTGACAACGGTATTCCTGCCAGTTGTCGTATTATGTTAGTACATGTATTAAATATACGGATTTTTGGTAGTTCTGTCAATGGGTTATCTGCTAATCGTCTATGTATTTCCATCTTACCCTGCAATCTGTTACGATCTGATGGTGTCCAACGAACACCAAGTCGCATCATCGACTCTGCTATTGATGGTCCTACGCCTGTTCTGTTCCAGCACGATGCATCAAGTACAGAGTAATAAGGCATTGGATCATACTCTTCCATCTCCAGTATTTTATCAGCTAGTTGTTCGGCTGTGTGCTGTTTAACATATAGTTCTTTGTATACCCATATATTATTATCCCAGTCTATTGCACCCCATAATACACATGATGGACTTGCATATCCATAGTCTGCTGCACGTATTCTGGGCCAGTTGGTTGGCATTTCAAATGGTTCAACCACATGTCTTTCTTTAGAAAATTCTGGGAAGGCCGCCCCCTCTGCGACATCCCAATCCCCTTCAAGAAGTCTCTTCCGTTCAACTTCTGGGAGCGATCTGAGCATGGCTTCGTATCTGCCATC